ATGGCTACATTTTCATTGGTAATTGTCCCAGCTAAAAAACTATCAGACGGGACACATAAAATAAGAATCAGAGTAGCACATAACTCTGATACAAGATTCATCACAACAGAAATTGTCGTTCGTGAAAATGAATTTAAGAACGGAAAGATAGTCCAACGCCCAGACAAAGATTTCCTCAACATAAAATTACAGGAATGGTACAACACATATTTCAAACGCTATCTTGAATTAGAGCATGCTGATTCATTAACTTGCGTACAATTGGTTAAGATAATAACAAACCCTATCACTGGTGAACAGTATCGCAAATTTGAGGACATTGTTGAAGAGTTCTTATCACAAATAGACGAGGAAGACCGGACAAAAACATACAAGCTCTACAAGTTAGCAGCAAATCGTTTTCTACAGTTTACTGGACCAAACTCTCTAATGGAACATATAACTCCAGTCCGGATAAATAACTATCTCAATAGTTTGAAAAGAGAAAAACTGTCAGGAACAACTATCAATATCTACACAACTCTTTTAAAGGTCATAATCAACTACGCAATCAAAATGAGGTATGTAGAATACAAAGTAGATCCTTTCATTACCGCTAAGATCCCATCTTCTCGGAAGAGAGATACATATATCACAGTCGAACAGCTAAAAAAGATCAGAGACATGGAGCCAAGAAAATACAACGAATCGGTAGTACGTGATATTTTCATGCTCACATACTATCTCGCAGGCATGAACCTCGTTGATATGCTCGCTTACGACTTCCGTACGGATGAAATAAACTATGTGAGAACCAAGACCAGAAACACAAAAGACGGGGATCATATTACATCATTTACAATCCCGGAGGAAGCCAGACCTATCATCAAAAAATACATGAATAAGAATACCGGTCGAATAGTGTTCGGAAAGTACAAAACCTATGTATCATGCTACAATACACTTACACGGAAACTGGATACGCTAAAAAAGATTGCCGATATCAAACATGACTTCACATTATATTCAGCCCGAAAAAGTTTCGTCCAGCATGGATTTGATCTTGGTATTCCACTCAGTACTTTAGAGTACTGCATCGGACAATCAATGAAAGAAGACAGACCGATCTTCAATTACGTTACAATCATGAAAAAACACGCAGACAAAGCTATTAAGGAAATATTAGATAATCTAAAATAATACTGTATATTTGCAGAATCAAGATAATACGGACATAATTCGGATTATTTTGGTTTGACTTTAGTGAGGGGGTGGTTCCCCTCACTTTTTTTATGCCGGTACCGAACTTATTTCTAATTAGTCAGTAATACATTATATACAGCCTCTACAGTGTAGTTGAGTGTGTGTTGTTGAGCGTGGAAGGTTGTATAAGGCATCGCTTAAAAACGGTGCCTTTATTCTTCTTCCGTCATCGCTCTAATCTGATGCAGCAGATTAATCGCTAGGTTATAAAATGGGCTGGATAGTGATGACGAACAAAATAAGTTATTCACTTTGGAACCACTATTTGCTATAGTTTCTCCTTTTGTCTCTTAATAATTTGAATAGCCTCTTTTGTTTCTATATTTACAAGTATAGAGTAACATTCATTGTCAGGCGTAATAAGACCACAAATATTAGTACGAGGTTTTCCTGTTGCATCAAGCCCTAAACGGAATTGTGTATCCTGCAGGTCACTAGTCATAGGTTTAAATAAAATAATGTCTGATATTATATCACTACTATCTGTAATAAATTTAATCCAAAGAGATCTGCAATCAAATGAATTAGTTTTTCCTAAAAGACATATATGACCAATATACATTTGTTCACCATACCTAAACTTCACCATTGCACATCCAGAAAAATCAGAACTCATCCCGTATTGTTCATCTCTTATAGGATAGCAAACGATGTGGCCTTGGTCATAAGGAACAAGAAGAATATTGTCTTTAACCAGACCCATAAATCCAAACTTACTCTCACGTCCGCAAACAGTAACATTCCATGGGGGAGTTATTTCATCACAATCTATTTTAAAATCTACAATATTTACATCACCCAGTTTGCGACCAATCAATTCATTAAAATCAGCTTCACCCATGTAGGTATTAGCCGTACTTGCTCCACAACCCATAATATATTTTTTCTTTCCTACTCTCTTCTCGGCTTTTCGGAACCCGCCTATAAATTAACTATCTCTGTAAGCTTACGTTACAAAGATATAGGGATAGAGGACCAAGAACAATTATAAATTTTAGATAAGGGAATCAGTTTTTCGGGTACAGAAAGATTTCTTTTGAATGAAAAAGCCCCGACTCATAAGAATCGAGGCAATTGATATTAAACTTAACTTTCTACTTCAAATCCATGATCGAACTATTTCCTAAGCGCAAAGACCAAGGTTTAGAATTATCTTCCCAAATATAAACTTGAGCAACATAACCTGCATCGAAGTACTCTATAGATTCATCTTGGGGGAATTCGACAATATAGTAAATCTGGCCATTCTTAGTACCATAATAAGGGCTAGACTTAGGTTCTTCTCTTTCAGCTTCCCTTGATTTAAAATGAATTGCCCGTTTTGAAATAATAGGCTTCCCGTATTCAAGCAAATATTCGGGCGCTTCCTTCTGTAATACTTTTTTAGCAATACTAATTAATGTACTATCTCTTTTTGCTTGAGAGAGATTTTTTAAGGATTGCGCACTAAGAGGCGTTAATAGCAGCATTGCTATTATTGATAGTAAACTTTTAATAATTACTGTTTTCATATTTTCTATTTTTTAGGAGTATATGTATATATCTTTCTATCTGCATCAGGAGAATGTCCACCTATTACATAATAAACCCCATCTTCCTGGCTCTTTTCCCCAACATAATCATAAACAATGATAGGAAGTTTATTTTTATCAGCATTTACCATATCCGCTTTGGATGGTCCTGCCGGTCTTTTCATTCCTTTTATTTCACTGAATGATGTGTGAGTGTGAAAAGAAGCAACCACCTTTGCTGTGATAGGCACACCATTTACAGAGGGAGATTTATCTCCAAGGCTTATATTCCCTCTTGCTTTTCCGTCATTCTTCACTATCATACCATATCGCTTCTTACCTATATAATATTGCTTTTTCACGGGGTCATAATAAATCCAGAAACCAACCTCTTGCCTCTGAGTCTTAGTGGAACGCTTAAGCATATCACTCCAAGCTTCTTCTAAAGCCTTTTTTACAGTTGCATTCTTGATCATTTCTTCAATCTTCGGCAATACAACAGTAGGTTTAGGCTGGGGCCATCCTCCAATAGGAGCAAAAACATCACCTATTCCAGGTGGAATTCTCGGAAAATCGATCTTGGGCTTTTCCCAAGGATTCTTCCAAGGATTTTCCCAAGGGTCCGGACGCTTACCTATAACTGTAACCTCTGGTAATTCAAGCCCATCATTAGGAGATTCATTGCACTTGACAAGCTTTATATTACCCCTTTTACGATTATCATCTCCCCGACCTGCACTGCAGCTTAAAGAGCGAGTATTTGCTAAAATACTATCCGGTATATTATGCAGATAACCCACATAATGCATATCACTACCATCAATGACCCGTAGTATTTTAGAGTCTTGCCTTAAAAAAGAGTCAAAACCTGAATAATCGATAGGAAGCTTTATGGCATACAAATATACATCATTAGAGGCACGTGATACAATCAAATAGGAACAAGTATCTTTCGTTTCATCAGTAACTGGAACATAATATGTGACAGTATCCTGTCGATCTGTTATTACATGTGCATTATCCCATTCAGGGTAAGCGTAAACACGTCGTAAATTCGGATTGGCACTTAGAAATTCATTTAATTGATTATCAGCAACCTGCATTGTCCATTTTTCCTTATCCTGTTTCTCCTGTTGGGGTTCCTGTTCTTCATAACACGAACAGAGAGACAGAAAGGGGAGTATCGTAGCAATAGCATACAATAACCTTTTTATTCTCATATAAAACAAATTATTAATTAATACTACAAATCTTAATACAAGCGCTTGATATTAATAATACAATTCATGTTAAAACCATACTCAAAGCGAAACACAAAAAAGAAGTTAAAACCTTGTAATTCTTTTAATATGCGCAAAATAGGCTTAACATTGATTTATTATAAAGACAGTCATATTATATCAATCCCCTATCAAATTATTCTATTTATAACTGTAAATCAAAGCATACTGTCTCCTTTTGCCTCCAATCACCACTCCCACAAATTATAACTCACCCCAACCCCAACATAGGGACTTGCCTTATTCCCGGAAAAACCGCATCCGGCCTGCACACCCAGCCCGAACCGTTTCCGCTTTGCCTGCTCTCTGATGAACATCGTGCGCGTTTTACTGTACACCTCTATACTATCCAGCTTGGCTCGGTATCCTGACACATAAGCCGTATAAAGGCTGTCTTTGTAGATTTTCTGTGTAATAGGCAAATACACCGTGTCCCGAACCGTATCACCCGGTACAGGTACGGGAACAACGAACGGGAACGAATCCACAACGCTTTCATAAACCGGAACGGGAACTGTATCCCGGATTGTATCAATACGATTTGTGATGATCGTATCTCTGACTACTTCCCCCGATACGTGTTCCACCCTTGCAGGACGGAACAGGATAAACAGGATAAGAACGATTATGATAATGTAAGGCAAATATTTCATGGCCGTATGATTACAGGTTTCATAAAATTAGAGAACTCCTTCCGTACATCAAAACAAGGACAAGCCTTGATATACTCAAACGGTTCTACCTCTCCGTTTCCGTTCAGGTCGGGCGATGTATCCCGGTGTCCGAGCACTTCGATGATAGGATACTCTTTACAAAGCTTTGCAACCAAGTTACGAAGTGAGACTTTCTGCCAGTCGGTCCGGGTATCGGCAGGTTTCCCGTTAGCATCCAATCCTCCAATGTAGCAGATACCGATACTGTGCTTGTTGTAACTCACACCGCTAAATCCCTTGGTGTTACAGTGTGCTCCGTCTACAGATAGAGGACGTCCATTCTCGACAGTCCCATCGAGGTCTACTACAAAATTGTACCCGATCTGGTTAAAACCTCTCTGTTTATGTATCCGGTCAATGTCTTTTGCACGCAGATCCTGTCCGGCACGTGTGGCCGAACAGTGAATAATGATTGAATCAATTGTTTTCATTTCTGTACCTCCTTTATTTTATTGATTAACTCCAACGCATCTTTCTCCGATGCACATTTGATGATATTAGCTATTACACTGGGAAGCTCCGCAGCATGACTGCGTTTCCGTCTGTTATGTTCTATCAAACTGCGGAACTCGATATAGAGCACACCGGCAGTGATCAGCAAAGTAATGTATGGCAAAACATACCATGCAAACATCAATCCCAGTGTATCAAACATCAATCCAAACAGCATCAAGCGCCAGTAGTCACCGGCCTTGGCCACAGTCTTTCTAAGCCCCTTGCTCTGTATAGGCTCTTTCAGCGCCTTTGCAGTCTGAATACCATCCCACATGTCTATAAGCGTGGACAAAAACATAAGTAGCCAACATAGAAGAGTCACGCAAGCATGCCGGTAAAGATTTGAAAAGTCTAACGCAGACACAAAATTTAAAATTTCATTCATCTATTCCTTTATTTGATTAATAATATTATCTTTGAAACGTTTTTTAAAGATTTAGTTTATCCGCCCCGCCTGTGAAGGTGGGACGGATTTTTATTTACCCCTTGATAATCTCAACCAGGTTCAGGCAGGGCCGATAATTTGCCGGAATCGTATTGTAATACTCGATATCCAGTGAACCGTCTGCCGGAACCACCACGCCGCTAATTTCAACGAACTGACTGGTATTGTTAGCCGGGTCATAACCAAGGGTCTGTATCACTCCGTTGGCGATATAGAAGCATTTATCCCAATTTGCCTGAGTTACCTCGTTACCACCACTTGTAGAGGCAAGAATCCGGACACGGTAGCTACCTTGGGGTAACCCCGTAAAGCGGAACATTACACGGCTGTCGGGCGTATTAATCCGCTGAGAGGTCAGGCACTTCTTGTAATAGATAGCCGGATAAACGCCATCGGCCGTAGCGCCGGCGAACTCGTTGACTCCCTGTTGGTAAGTAATACCATTATCCGGATACAAGTGCTTGGCGATGTAATACCCTACCAAACCGCCGGAGGTATCCTTCAATGGCGTATTATCATAACCCGCATACCGGTTTGAGGCGATATAGTTGATGATCTCACCATTAACGGTCGGATAGTTCGCGTCCGAAGGGTACGGATTCTTCCGGTCGGCGGAGAAGGAAACGACCAGTTTTACGGTATTCGGGTCTTTCAGACTGATGGAAGCGGATATCACTGCAGAAGCATCCCCGGAGATTGATCTCAATTGGGCATACAACGTCTTCGATCCGAATGAAGTATCATCAAGCGCATAAGGGACGGTACCCTCGCCATATGTTGTCCAGTTTACACCGCTCAGGTCAGCGGACGTACCGATCCGGTAATGGGTAGCGATGCCGGTATAGTCGAAAGCGACCGTCACGTTCTTGTCCGTCGTAGTCGAAGCTCCATTATTGATAGAGATACTATTCAACACCAATGCCGGAGGTGCGAAACGGATCGTGTCATTCAGTACATTAGATTCTCCAAAAGCGTTCTTCACCTTGAAATAAACGGTGTGTTCGCCAAACGTCCGGGACAAATTGAACGAAACGGATGATCCGGTAAGTTCCTGCCAACCGGCACCGGCAAAAACGGAACTCTCAGAGATCATATAGTGCGTGGCATGTGCAGGACGGGAGAAAGTACAAGTAACCACATCCGACTCAGTCTCTTCAGCGCCATTGTTGATGACGAACGACGTCAATACCGGAGGAGCGGTCACCGCGGCAATCCTTTCCGTAAACGGGGCACGCAGCGCGGGTTTCAAGCGTTGTATGAAATACTCCGCATCCGCCTTGTTTACAGCGATCGGTTCGTTCTCGAACTTCGTCACATACTTCTCCGCCCGGGCGGAAAGCGTCATATCCATGTTTACGTTAATCATAAAATAATCGTTTTTAAATCCGTAGCTCAGACCCTGAACGTTAGAACTTTCAGTCACATTTCCGGAACTCAGGCCGCTGACCAGCAACGTCAGTTCGTTCCAGTTGAAATCTTCCAGCTTCGGGATACGCAGGTTGATCCGGAGCCGGTCACCCACAACAAAATGCTCGACAGCCGTTACGGCACAGAGCCCTTTGTATTGAGCCACTTCCTCACAGGTGGCAAACCACATATCGTCCGTACCGCTCTCTCCGTACGTATCACAAAGCCAGTCAAAAAAGCCGGATACGGCCGGCCAGGTTTTCGAAGACTCGGCCACATTCTTGTTACGATCCACACCGTGACAGCCGAACTCGCCGTACATACCGTCACCGATATTACCAAGCGTCTTCAAGAAATCACTCTTATAAGTATCCAAAGAGGCTTTCTCCAAAAAGTAACGGCCACATTTTATCTTATTTACATTCAGTGACTCGTTCCTCAGATTGGTGAATTCCAACTGCCCGCTGGTAATCATTCGGATACCGTCAAGCATCTCACCGGCAGTTATGTATGTGCTATCGTTGCCGGGCTGGGTAATAACCATCAGGTTACGTCCGATACGGGCCTTTACATATCGGTTGGCAGCGGCAACACCATTGATGATATTTTCCACCGTTCCTCCGGTATGGTCCGGTTCAGTATTGTCAAATGCAGGATCACGCACATCATGTATGCTCATGCCACCGTCGAAGTCAAGCATCTCCTCAATCTCCGGCCATAGCAGGTAAGGGTATTTCGTTCCGCCGGCATTATCAAAATTATTTGTATTCAGGTTATACCAGTTAGATGTGTTAATGGTGAAACGGCGGACCATACCACAGCCATCCGTATAAGTCAGCGCACGGGGAGCATATTCACCCGTAATATGCGGATTCAGATTACCATTTACATCGTACATATGAAAGTACTCTGTATTATCGATCCATTGCCCATTAAAGTATTTGAATAGAATACTCCAGGCCGACACATGCGTGTCATCCGAGGTCACCCCATAGGCGAAACGCTTGTTATATTTAAGAGGAGCGAAAGCAACGGCAAGCTGTGACGTGTCCGTTCCGGCCGGAAGAGTGACATCCAGCGTCACATCATCATATTGAAGGATGACATAATCGATCGTATCAACCTTGGTTGCCGATTCGGTAAGGTGATCCTTCACTTGAAGGTAGACTGTTTTCTGCCCGGCACCGTCAGAAAGCGTATAAGGGACCGAAGCGGGATTATCAGCCGGCCAGGTGATCCAGTTTACACCGGACAGGTCAGAGGTTTCCCCGGCACGGTAATGGGTAGGACGACCATCACGCTCGATGAATACCTGGACGGAACGGGAATAAGTCTTTGCAGCGTCCTCGTTGACGTATATGTTCTTCAGGACAAGTGGAACATACGGGTCCCGGTAAGTAATAGAGATATCACGGATGTTGCTTTCGTACAGATCGTTTTTCACCTGTATATTCAGTACCCGATCACCGAAACTTCCGACAAGATGATAAGGAATCAACATCGTACCGGTGTCGGGTATCTCTTCCCACGCTACGGACTCCAGCTCCTCCTGTGCACCTTCACCAACACGGTAATGGGTGGCAAGGCCGATGCAGTTCAGGTAGAGTTCGATATCGGCGTCCGTCACGACACCGTCGGGATATGCAGGGATGGTTACGGCACGTAACCAGACGTCTTTGTTTGCCGGTTCACTGCTACTGGCATACTCCTCTATGTACATGAAATTGAAGTAGGTGTTTCCGCCCCTCTCCTCACGAAGGGTCAGGAAGTCTACATTCAGTTCTCCGGCAGCGTCCGGAGCGGCATCCTCGATTACCATGAACGAACTCCCGTTATTGGCCGTTTCTACGGTATTTGAATAGGTACCGTTAATCTTGATGCGGGCCGGCTGGTCCGCCTGCGTATCGTTGTACTTATTGAAAGACCCGAACACCCGGAAAGTATATTTATGTTCCGGGTTCAAGCCGGAAAACTTCAGGCGGGAGACGATGTTCTCCGTTACAAGGGCGCTGTAATCAAGCGCCCAGCTACTTTTATAAACAGCTTCTTCCACATCCGGCAGGGTACAGGTACCGTTGCTGTTGCTCGTACCGCCCCATTTGTAGACACCTTCGTTTACCGATTCGACAGCTACAGGCAATGTACGGCCGTAAGTGTCTTTCAGGGCAGGCATTTTATCACGTACCGGAGAAGTGTTCTCGGAGATGACAGCTATGAAGTTATTCCAATATTCGTCCTGGGGAGCCGTGCTGTTACTGTCGCACAGGTTCAGTTTGAACGTAGCTTGCAGGTTAGTGAAATTGCCGATATTGTTTGCAACACGCAGGCTGAACGGTTCAAGGGCGACACCGTAAATCGAAGTGAGCGCATGGGTATCCGGACGGGCGTACGACAGACGGATATCCGTTTTCCGGTCATAGTCTGAAAGGGTATCCTGGTTGATATACAGGATTATGTTTTTCGGATTTTCCGGATCGGACAGCAGGTTGCGGACCAGCCGGGGAGCGTCATCCTCAGACAGCGTGAAGGCATCCTTTACGGAAGCATCGGCAGCGGACATGGGAAGGTCAAAAGTAACTGTAATCTTACTGCCTAACTTATCGGTATGGATATCCGAAACCACCGGGGCGCTCTGTTCGGCGGTCAGGGTGGTGACAAGTAATTCAGGAGTATATTCGCTCGTCCCGTTAAGGGCGAATACACGCATACGGTAGGTATAAGACACGCCGGGAAGCAGGCCGGTATCTGTAAACACGCGGGCTGCAAGGTCTTCGATCTTCCCGACAAGCGTATAGCTTCCGTCCACACCGGAACGGTAAAGGGCAAACATGACGAAATCGGCAAGCGCTCCGGCGGGATAGTCCCAGGAGAGGGTGATGGTAGTGGCTGTCCTGCCCTCGCTACGAAGATTTTCCGGTGTGGCGATTAGCGGATAGGTCCGGGCGAAAGCCGAGTCGCTCAATGCTCCCTGACGACTTCCGCTGACCGCTCGAATCTTGAAGTAATAACCGGTATCGGCGTCCAGACCGCTCAGGACAGCGACGTTTTCAACGCCGGCATCTACCGTTTTAAGCAGCGAGTAACCGGCAGACTCTGATTTTGAAGAGAAAATTTCATAGGCGGTATCTTCCCCGTTCCCGTTATTCCAGAAGATTTTAACGGTACCGGCATTGATAGTAACAGCTTTGACATCCGTCACCCGGCTACGGTAATCTGGTTCGGGAATACCGTCAAAAAAGTAGTAGGCCGGAAACTCCGTAACGTTATCAATGAAGGCATTCCCGGTCAGCTCCATGACCGTCTCGTCACCACTGGTACCATGGCGTCCCTCTCCGGTGTATTCGATATAATCACAGACAGCATTTACCTGACGCCAGGCAAGGGCTACATTACCTTTCATGCCCCATTTGGGTTCGCCATTAGGTAACTCCGGATCAGCCGGGTCTATCCATTCGTACTCCTGAGCGGACGGTTTCAGAAGGTGTTTGGTGACATTGGCGCCGACCGGGCCGCAGATCGGGAAATAGGGATTCTCCTCAGGCGTGGGAAGTACATACACTTCATCGCCTTCCTGCGGATTCTCCGGATAATCAGCCGGACCCTGGGCGAAAGATTCATAGGTATTGCCGAATTTGCTATTTTGAATCACCCATTTCCCATTGACATATCTTTCCCTCCGGGTGGTCGGGAATCCGGTGCGGGGCTCGTCAAACTCAAGATTTGCCGGAAGATTCTCAGGGTTGGGAATCTCGGGACAATAGGTAGTCACCCGGGTTACGGAAGAGGAACCGTCCGGAAGAGGTACTTTCACGTTAGGGACGCCCGTATTCTGATCATCATTCAAATAGATCACATAAGCCCCTTTATCCTCTCCTTTTTTGCGGAAGCACATCACGATGATGCGGGAATCAGCATCCAGATACTTCTGACCGGTATAGACATAACCCTTCAAGCGGTTGCGGAAAGTGGCAATGTACCAGAAAGAACGGGTGATAGGATATCCGCCGCACCACAAGAGGGAGTTGAAGATACCGGTCGTGGCGAAACCGCCACGGTCATAACCGTGCATGTATTTCTTTATCGCCTCCACCTTTGCACCCGGAGCCTGATCCGTACAATCATTCCAGTGAAACATCTCGAAGCCGGCACCGCCTTCATACTGCCCGTTTCCGAAATAGCTGTCCATCTCGATCGCGTAGCAATTGCAGGAGCCGATACCCAGGCGCATCATGGTCAGCGCGGCACGCAGTATCCAAGCGCCTTTCACTTCACTGCGGTGACGGTCCGGAATCAGCCAGGAGCCGATATATCTGCCGGGCTGGGAATAACATTGGTACTGGCTCTGGGTATTCTCGCCGCCGGACTCGCCATAGCCGAACTCCGTGATCCAGATTTCCAGATCCGGAAGGTAACGGTTACGGAAGTCAACGATTTGACTCAGCCCGTCGCCCATGGCGCCTTTCCAAGTGAGTATCTCTTCCAGGGTGACAGCTTTGCAGGGGTCCTGGACCAGATGCCCGGGTTTCCACTTATCTGAGAAATAAGTATGCACGTTCAGCACGTCTGCCGGAAACTTCCCGTCCGGACGGTTCTCTTTCGCCCAGAGATACATCTCCTTGAAATACCCGGGATTGATTTGTGCCATACCCGGAACGATGACAAGCGTCTGGGGAGATACCCCCTTGATACCGGGGATCGGATTACCTTCTTCATCCATAATCGTGCCGCAATGCCCGTCATACACGGCACTCAGCCAGGCGGCAAGCTCCTGCGGCTGGGCAATGGTCAGCCATCCTTTCCAGGTACCGTCCTCCTCGTTGCCGGGCTCCTGACCGGACAGCAGGTCGAGATTAACCGATACCTCTGGATCATTTGAAGGGAAGATCTTGAGATCAGACAAATCAGACTGCCCATGGCCGAAA